GTTAAGAAAATGCCTCCTGGCGAACATGTGTTCGACAAGAAGGTGAACAAAACACACGTCATGGTTCATAAAGACAAGAAAGGTTTCACCGTATATATTGACGGTGAAAAGTTAGACACCTATCGCTCTCAGAAAGAGGCAGAAAAGATGGGTGTCGCTTTTGCAAAGGAAATGTAAATGAAACTGATTGCAGAATACATTGATAACGAATTAGAGGTTATCACCGAAGCAAAAGAAGGCGGTGAAAAATCCTACATGATCGAAGGGATTTTTGCACAGGCTGAACAAAAGAATCGAAACGGACGTATTTACCCTAAGGCCATTATGGAGTCTGCGGTAAATAAGTACGTAAATGAACAGGTTAAACAAAAGAGGGCAGTCGGTGAATTAAATCACCCCGAAGGCCCTACTGTTAACTTGGATAAAGTTTCACACCTTATTACTGACCTTCAATGGGAAGGTAATAATGTGATTGGAAAGGCATCTATTCTTGATACTCCTAATGGTAAGATTGTTAAAGGTCTTCTTGATGGGGGAGTCAAATTAGGTGTTTCAACTCGTGGAATGGGTAGTCTTGAGCAACGAAATGGCACGATGTATGTTAAAGAAGATTTTCTTTTAAATACCGTTGACATCGTACAAGACCCTTCTGCTCCCGCTGCATTTGTTAACGGGATTATGGAAGGTGTTGAGTGGGTGTGGGATAACGGTGTTATTTCGCCTCAAGTAATTGAAGAAATGGAGACTGAAATTAAAAATGCTCCGCGCACTGATCTCTATGAGACACAGGTTCGTGAGTTTAAAAATTTCCTCTCGTTACTCAAATCAAACTTTAAGGAGTAAAACATGTCTGATCAAGAAAACTTGAATGATGTGTCAGATCTTCCTGAGACTGATGAGAATCAAATCGAGGAAGGGAAACACGATCCTGAAAAAGCAGAATTGCAATCTGTAGACTCAGTGGACAAAGCAGGCGGCGCTACTAAGCAAGCTGCTGCTCCGAAGACGAAGGGTGGTATGATCAACGCAATGTATGCTAAACTCACTAAGATGAAGAAGCATGAATTGTCAGCGATGTACAGCAAGATGCACGAAGATTCAGAAATGGAAGAAGACGAAGAAGTTTTAGAACTTCCTGAATTTTCTTACACGAACGAACTTGATGCACTTGTAGAATCCGAGGCAACTTTGTCAGATGAATTCAAAGCGAAAACTGCCGTCATCTTCGAAACTGCTATTAAATCCAAACTTTCTGAAGAAGTAGAACGTTTGGAAGATGAATATCAATCTCGTCTTGACGAAGAACTCAACGCAACGCGTGAAGATCTCGTTGAGAAGGTTGATAACTACCTCAACTATGTTGTTGAAACTTGGATGGAAGAGAACAAGCTCGCTGTCGAGACTGGTCTCCGTACTGAGATTGCTGAAGGTTTCATGAATAACTTGAAAGAGTTGTTTGTTGAATCTTACATCGACGTACCAGAGTCTAAGGTAGACCTAGTTGATGAACTCGCTGCATCAGTGGAAGAGTTGGAAGAAAAACTCAACGAACAAACTGGTTCAGTATTAGAAATGCGTGAAAAGTTGGAAGAGTACCAGCGTGAAACGGTTATCCGTGAAAGCGCTCGTGATCTTGCAGACACGCAAGTAGAAAAATTACGTTCTTTGGTTGCTTCATTGGACTTTGAAGACGAAGAATCTTTCTCAGAAAAAGTTAAGACTGTGAAAGAATCTTACTTCAAGAAAGAAGTTTCCAGCACTGAAGAAGTAATCGAAGAAGATTGGAGTGCAGAACCAGAAGTTGCATCTAGTTCAACGATGGATATGTACCTCAATGCTATCAAGAAGACAAATAAGTAAGGAGTAACAAATGCAAGTATCTTACGACAAATTAGTCGAAAAGTGGGCTCCTATCCTTAACGAAGAATCTGCTGGCAAGATCGAAGATCAACATCGTCGTGCTGTAACTGCCGCAGTTCTTGAGAATCAGGAAATCGCTTTCCGTGAGCAAAATGCTCTTATGGAAGCACCCACGAACTCAAACGCAGCGGTAACTGGTCAGCCTGGTTCTGCTGGTGCAAACTGGGATCCCATTCTGATCGCTCTCGTTCGTCGCGCAATGCCTAACCTTATGGCATATGACGTATGTGGTGTTCAGCCTATGACTGGTCCTACTGGTCTTATCTTCGCCATGAAGTCACGTTACAAGACTACTCGTAACGGTGCGACGGCCAATGCAGAAGCATTCTTTGACGAAGCAGTTACCACGTTCTCTGGTGACTCTGCTGTTACAGATTTCGACTCTGCTGACGTTGCCAACAACCGTGGTCCTTCTGGTCTTGCCGGTGTAACCAACACCAATCCAGGCGCAGGTGATTCATCTATTACTGATGAAACGACTACTGTTTCTGGTGTACGTGGTGGTGCTAACGCTGGTGCAGTTGGTATGAGCACTGCGGAAGCAGAACAACTCGGCGGTGAAGGATATGCTGCATTCGCAGAAATGGGTTTCACCATCGAGAAGGCAACGGTAACTGCTCGTTCACGTGCGTTGAAGGCAGAATACTCACTTGAACTCGCTCAAGACTTGAAAGCAATTCATGGTCTTGACGCTGAGACTGAGTTGGCAAACATTTTGTCAACTGAGATTCTCGCAGAGATCAACCGTGAAGTTATTCGTACTATCAACTCACAAGCAATCATCGGTGCACGTCAAGACAACGTTTCTACGAAAGGTATTTTCGACCTTTCTACTGACGCTGACGGCCGTTGGTCTGTTGAAAAGTTCAAGGGTTTGATCGTACAACTCGAGCGTGAAGCAAACGTAATCGCTAAAGAAACTCGTCGCGGTAAGGGTAACATGATCATCTGTTCTTCAGATGTTGCTACTGCTCTTGTTGCTGCTGGTATGTTGGATTACACGCCTGCTCTTTCTACGAACCTTCAAGTAGATGACACTGGTAACGTTTGCTGGTGTATTGAATGGTCGTACTAAAGTATACATCGACCCATATGCAGTTGCAGACTATGTAACTGTTGGTTATAAGGGTACTAACCCCTATGACGCTGGTGTGTTCTACTGCCCATACGTTCCTCTTCAGATGGTACGTGCGGTTGGTGAGAATGACTTCCAGCCTCGCATCGGGTT